GAAGGTTTATTCCCGACAAAACCCGAAGGTAATTTAAACCAAGAACCAAATAAAACAAAACAAGTAACATTTCGTTGGCGTGAAAAAGCAATGGATTTTAATCCTTGGGAAGTTTTGCATTTTCGTCTATTAGGTGATGATAGAAGATTACCTTACGGTACTTCTATGTTAGAAAAAGCAAGACGTATTTGGAAACAACTATTATTGTCAGAAGACGCAATGTTAGTTTATCGTGTTGTTAGAGCACCAGAAAGAAGGGTTTTTAAAATTTATGTCGGTAATATCGATGATAAAGATGTTGATGCATACGTACAAAAAATAGCAAATAAATTTAAAAGACAACAATTAGTGGACCAAAAAACAGGTCAAGTTGATTTACGTTACAATACATTAGCAGTTGACCAGGATTATTTTGTTCCTGTTCGTGACCCAAATGCACCAAACCCCATAGACACTTTGGCTGGTGCGTCTAATTTAGGTGATATTGCCGATATTGAATATATTCAGAAAAAACTTTTAACAGCTTTAAGAGTTCCTAAAGCTTTTTTAGGTTTTGAGGAATCTGTTGGTGAGGGTAAAACTCTTTCTTTATTAGATATTCGTTTTGCTAGAACAATCAATAAGATTCAACAATCTATGATTCAGGAGTTAAATAAAGTAGCTATTATTCATCTTTATATTCTCGGTCTTATTGATGATTTAAATAATTTCCAACTTAATTTAACTAATCCTTCAACCCAAGGTGAGGTCTTGAAAATTGAACAATGGAAAGAAAAAGTTACACTTTATAAAGATTTGGTTTCACAAATCGATGCAGGATTTGCACCAACTTCACATATGTGGGCAAAGAAAAATATTTTCCATTGGACAGATGAAGAAATACAAATTGATATTGAACGTCAAAGATTAGAACGTGCCGCAGCTAAGGAACTTGAAACTAGTAATGAAATTATTAAAACAACTGGTTTATTTAAACGTGTTGATAAAATATACGGAGAAATTAAACCAACAGGAGGGGGTGAAGCTGCCACAACAACTGGTGGAGGTGGCGGCGCTGAATTAGGTGGAGCTCTTGGTGGCGGTGCTGAATTAGGTGGGTTTGGTGGCGGAGGTGGTGAAGCACCAGCCGAAGAAACCCCAGCGGCTGAAGCTCCAGGAACTGAAGCTGGATTTGGTGAAGGTTTCCGTAATCAAGATAAAAATATCATTGACAAATTATTATTGGAAGGCATCAGCAAAAATGAAGATATTATGATGATGACAGAAGGTATTAAAGATTTGATTGGTGAACAAGATGAAGAAAACAATGATGAAGATGAATTATTGTTAAATTCATAATATTTATATAGTAAAAAATAATTATGAATTTCGGAACCATAAAAGATACTTACGCAAAAATTTTAATTGATTCTTATGTTAATGAATCTAAAAAAGAAAAATTAACATATAGAAATTTTATTAAAATGATTTCTGAGAATGAAATCTTAAAAACACAATTTGTTGTTTATAAAAATATTGAGAATGGTTATTTCACTTCTGAAGTTAGTGCAACAGAATACCTCAAAGAAAATATTTCTCTTTTTGATAAATTTAATAAAAAACAAATTATCGAAGAAAACATTAAATTACGTAAAAGTTTAGGTAAAAAATCTTTAGTAGAAACTAAAGATTTACATGAAGCTTTACATAATTTGATTACTTTGGATAAAGACGTTACAACTATCAACACTTTAACTGAATCTTTTGAGGTGGTAAAAAATTGGTTGGTTACACCTAAAAAAATAGAAGAATCTAAAAAAGAAAAAAACAATGTTGATGTTAATAAATTTTTAGATGTTGTAACTAAAAAGTACAATGAAAAATATTCTGACATTTCAGAAGGGGAGAAAAAAATTGTAAAAGCAATTTTATCTGAAAGCAACAAAGAAAAAGAAAGTGTACTTAATGAAATCAAAACTGAAACTATTGACCTTTTAACTAAATCAATAAAGGAACATAGTAGTAATATAGATATTAAAGTTAAATTACTAGAGGCTAAAGATTTATTATACAATACTAATTTTAACCCAGAAACATTTAAAACAGATATCTTAAAAATTTATGACTTAAAAAATAGTCTCTAAGAAAAACCCCTCACGGGGTTTTTTTCTTTATGGCTGGTTTTCAAAACCAAAAATTATTATTACTATTGAAACATATAACAAATTTTTAAAAATAAACAAATTTATGAGTAAAGTTTTTTTGGAGTATATCTGGTTAGACGGTAACAACCCACAAAATTTAAGAAGTAAAACCAAAGTTGTAGAAGACATCGAAACTTTGGAATCAAAAGGAAATTCAAAACAAGGTTATCCTGAATCATATCCACTTTGGAGTTTTGATGGTAGTTCCACAAAACAAGCTGGTGATGAAGAATACGGTTTTAAAGGTACTGACTGTATATTAAAACCAGTTTACGTTGTGGATGACCCATTTAGAGGTGGTAAACATAAATTAGTTTTTTGTGAGGTTTTTAACCCTGATGGTATTACCCCACATAAATCAAACACTAGAAATAAATTAAGAGAATTATTATCCGAACTTAAATTTAAAGAGTTTGATGCGAACCATTCTGAAGTACCTTGGTTTGGTTGGGAACAAGAGTATGTTATAACACATGCAGTTGACCCTACTAATAGATTTAAATTTGGTGGTGGTATTCCTTTGGGTTTCAATAGTACACAAGAAGGAAAACCAAGACCACAGGGTGATTATTACTGTGGTGTTGGTGGACTTAATGTTATTGGTCGTGAAATAGTGGAAGAACACCTTCAAAAATGTGCCGAAATTGGTTTGAATATTGGTGGTATTAACGCAGAAGTTCTTATTGGTCAATGGGAATATCAAATTGGCCCTGTAACCGCACTTAATGGTTCCGACCAACTTTGGGTTTCTCGTTACATTTTGGAAAGAGTTGCTGAGAAAAAAGGGTTCGGTATTTCTTATCACCCAAAACCAATTAATGGTGATTGGAATGGTAGTGGTTGTCATGTTAATTTCTCAACCAAAGAAATGCGTGAAAAGGGTGGTCTTAAAAAGATTTTAGAAGCTTGTGAAAAATTAGAATCACGCCATTTGGAACATATTAAAAATTATGGTGAATCAAATGAAAAACGATTAACTGGTAAACACGAAACCTCCAGCATGGAGAAATTCAGTTTTGGTAATTCTGATAGAGGTTCAAGTATTCGTATTCCAGTTCATACTTATACAAACGAAAGAGGTTATTTTGAAGATAGAAGGCCAGCTGCCAATTGTGACCCTTATAAAGTTTCATATATGATGGTTGAAACTGTATTTGACAAGGCTGGAATAACTATCGAAGAATAATCTTATGTATGAAAAAAGGAAAAGAAATTAAACTTAATCTGCCCTATAATTATAATATAATATCAGGTACTGTAGATAATAAAAACCCAGAATCAATTTACATTCAAATATCGGCTTGGGGTCAACCAAAAAATAATGAAGAAGAAAATTTTGATTCTGTTATTAAACAAAAATCCAAAAAAGTTAAAAAAGTTTTACACGAATCTTTAGATATAGAACAATTTTTTCCTAAAGTAATTGTTGATTTTAACATGGCTTCTTCTGGAATTAGTTTCAAAAAAAGAAGTTATATGTCTGTTGAAATGACACTTTTTCAGAAAAATCCACTACCCATAAATTCAGATAAACTCTTACCAAGTTTAAACAAAATATCGGAAAAAATAATAACTGATGTTTTTGAAAGAGACGAAGATTTTAAGTTTTATAAACGTAAAAATTAAAAAAATCCCCGATAACTTCGGGGATTTTCATTTTATCAATATTTATCGCATATTTATAAAGAAATATGCATATGAAAATAATAAAACCAGGAGAATCAGGAAGAGGAATTCTTGTTGAATACGACGCAGGATATCTTTCCCCTGAATTATCATATAAAGGAATTAGTAACAAAGATTTAATTAGAGAATTTAAATCAGGTACTAATATCGGTAAAGATGGTTCATTACCAGAAGTAATTACCATGTATGCCGTACTTCAAAAGTGGGGTGTTGAAAATAAAAACGGTAGAGTTTACCCCAAAGAAATTCTAGAAAGAGAAAATATTAGATATCAAGAATACATTAAAATGGGTACTTCTTTGGGTGAATTAAACCATCCGGAATCTTCCATTATTGATGCTGACCGTGTTTCACATAGAATTACCAGAACTTGGTGGGAAGGTAGAACACTTATGGGTGAAATGGAAATTGATACCACACCTGGTTATCACAAACTTGGAATTATTAGTTCAGTTGGTGATAAAGTGGTTAATATGGTTAGAAAAGGTTGGACAGTAGGTATCTCTTCTCGTGGTGTCGGTTCTTTAAAACAAGAAGATGGCAAAAATGTCGTTCAAGATGATTTTGAATTAATTTGTTGGGATATTGTAACCTCACCATCAACCCCAGGTTCTTGGATTTCAACTGATTCTGGTGATTTAAAAACATTTACTGAATCAGAATCAAAAGGTTGTAACGGATATTCTTGTCAATGGAATTTAATGGAAGATTCTGAATCTACCACAACAATTTCTTTAAGTAATTTTCATTCTGAAAAAGACAAAAAGATAATAGATGGTTTAAATAAATTTTTAAAATGAGTAAAGTAATTAGATTAAACGAAAGTGATATCGAAAAATTAGTTGTTAAAATCTTAAATGAGGCAACACCAAAAAAAGAGTTGGAAAGAAAGGCTACTAAATATCGTAAATCAGACTTTGAACCTTATAAAAGAGAAGAAGAAATAAAATCTGTTTTCGGTCCTTATGGCGAAGATATTCCACCTCAAGCTCTTGAATACATGAGAAAGAATCCTGCATCGGTAATTAAAAAATTAACCAAAATTTATGGTGCTGATAAAATAAAATCATATTTAGAATAAAAAAATGGCAAAAGTAATTAGATTAACAGAAAAAGATATTGAAAAATTGGTATCAAAAATTATTCGTGAAGAAAAAAGAATCGCCGAAACTTATAATATGGATGATTTAATTTTTGAAAAATGGGAAGGTGATGTAGAAGTAGAGAAAACTGGTGAATTTGCTGGTATGACAATTGGTGAATTAAACAAAGAGATTATCAAGATTAAAAAAGAAAACGAAAAATACAAAGAAGAAGGTAAAAAAGTACCTGATGAAAATAGAGAAAGAATTGGTAAATTGTATTTTGCTAAAAGGTCAAAACAAGGTTGGCCAGGAAAGGGTAAATCCAAAGCAAAATAATTTTTCGGCTTTTATGCTTTTTTAAATATTTATTTGGCGCGCTTTTGCAAAAGCAGCAAGCAGCAAAAAGCAAGCAGCAATAGAAAAAATTTTTATAAGGAATTATGGTTGACATAGTTCCTTATTTTTTTTAATATTGGTTTATAAAAATAAAAATTATGAATGAAATTACCAACAAATACTACTTGGTTAAAGTAGAATTCGAAACCATTAATGAAACAAATGGTAAACCTAAAAAAATTAAAACCCAATATTTGGTTGATGCAATGTCTTGTACTGAAGCTGAAGCACGTGCAAGAACTTACCTAAGTGATTCTGTTATGGATTATGAAATTGTTAATGTAAGTAAAAGTCCTATTGAAGATGTTATTGAAATGTCAGTAACAGAAACAAAAGCTTAATGTCTATATTTTTTAGGTAGACCAACCTTATCGGCAACTTTTTGAAATACACCTCCGTGTTTTCTTGCCGTTTCATTCTCTACTCCATGAGCAGCGTGAATAAGCTCATGTTTAATTATATCCTCAACATATTCTTTGTCTTCTAAGGCATCGGGATGGACTTTCATTATCCCGATGTCTTTTTCGTTTTCAGGATGTACAAAAGAACCAATTTTTCCTTTTTTAATATTATCATCAACTTTAACAATAATATTATCATCACTTACAGGTTCCTCACCTGTAACACTCATATAGGCAGTTTTAACTCTTTTTTGTAACTTATCTTTTAATTTATCCAGTTTTTTTGTTTCTTCTGGGTAATTAGAATTTTTTATTGCCTTTTTTTGTGTGTAATCAACGTACATCATAAAATCGTCTTTTTCAGTACGATTTTCAACGTATTCTCTTAAAATTTTTTTAATAATTGGTTTCATCAATAATAAATATTTGCTCTTTTTGAAAAAAAAATTATATTTTTTTATTGACTTTCTGATTTTTTGTAAAAACATACATATTTATTAAAAAAAATCCGCATAACATGCGGAAATAATTACGCAATAATAAAAAATTGAAAATGGCAAACGAAAAAAAATCAATTATTGAGGAAGCTCTTCTCGAAGCAGAAAAAATCGACGCTACTTTCAAATCGAACGCAAAAGAAATACTGGCTCAAACAATGAGTTCAGAAATTGAAGAAATGGTAAAGGAATCTCTTACAGGTTCAAAACAAAGATTGAAAGAAGAAGATGAAGAGGAAATGGAACTAACTTCTGATGTTGACACTGATGAAGAAGACATTGAATTGTCTGACGAGTCTGATGAAGACGAAGAAGACATGGATATGGATTTAAGTGATGAGTCTGATGAAGATATCGATATGGAAATGGATTTGGAAGACGAATCTGATGACGATGAAGATATGGAATTAGACTTAGATTTAGGTGATGAAACCGAAGGTGAGGAAATGATGGAACCAGAAATGGTAGACACTGTTGACCTTACTGACAGTTCTGACGCTGATGTAATCTCTGTATTTAAGAAAATGGGTCCAGAGGATGAAATCGAAGTTGTGAACGACAACGGCATGGTTACTCTAAAAGACAAAAAATCAGGTTCCGAATATAGAATTGAACTTAATTCTCAAACCGGTGAAGTAGGTGATGTGGAAATGTCAACTATGGAAGAAGGTTTAGAGGATTCAAACCAAGTTATATATGAAGTTGTTATCGAAGATGATTATATGGACGAGGATTACATGGATGAAGACTATATGGACGAGGATTACATGGATAACAAAGATGAAATGTCAATGCCAATGTACATGAAACGTAAAAAAGAAATGAGTTATGAAAAAAGTGGTTTAAAACACCCTGAAAAGGCTGATTTAAATGACAACAAAAGAATTTCTTCTTACGAAAAAACTAGAGGTATGGCCATCGAGAAATCTATGGAAGATAACGAAGATGAAATGTCTTCTTACATGAAGTCTTACATGAAACATGGTGATGAAGATCACATGGGTGGTATGAAGTCTTACATGAAGAAAAAACATGAAGAAGATTACGCTAGTAGAACAAAATCCACAAAAGGTAGATATTACACAGGTAACAGAACTAATCCAAATGCAATTGCAAGAATGGGTAGTTCAGAATACATGGGTGAATCTAAATCTCCACAAATCTCTAAACTCATCAACGAAAACACAAATTTAAATGAATCTGTATCAACTCTTAGAAAAGAAAATGAAGAATTGAAAGGAAACCAAGAAAAAATGGTTGACGCATTAAAACAATTCAGAAACAAACTTCAAGAGGTAGCAGTTTTCAACAGCAATCTTACTTACGCAGTTAGATTATTCACTGAACAGAGTACTACAAAAGAAGAGAAACAAGAAATTTTGAAAAGATTAGATGAGGCAAAATCTTTAAAAGAATCTCAATCAATCTACAAACAACTTGTAAAAGAATTATCAAATTCTAAAACTCCAATTAAAGAATCTGTTGAGGAAAAACTTAATAAAACTGCATCAAGTGGATCAGTTCAAATTAGTGAACAAACAGTTTTTGTACACCCAGAATTACAAAACATGAAAAAACTTTGGGAGTACGGTTACAAAAAATAATAATAACAAATAACAAATCCAAAAAACAACTAAAATGGGATATTTATTAAAATCAGGTGAAGTTGGAAACATCGGACTTAAACATCAAAAAGCTGTCCGTGAAGCAACTATCAACAAATGGGAATCTTTAGGATTCTTGGAAGGTCTTGAAGGCCACATCAAAGAAAACATCGCTTTGTTATACGAAAACCAAGCGTCTGTTCTTATCAACGAAACTACTGAAGCTACTGGTGGTGCATCTACTGGTTCTTTCGAAACTGTAGTTTTCCCAATCGTAAGACGTGTTTTCTCTAAATTATTAGCGAATGACATCGTGTCTGTACAAGCTTTGAACTTACCAATTGGTAAATTGTTCTACTTCGTACCTAAAACTTCTGACAGAATTGAAGCTGGTGGTTTCGCAAGTAACACTAACGGTGGTACATCTAGTAATCCTCAGATGCCAATCGCAACTTGTATCAACTGTGCTTCTGCAGCTACTTTCTCTGCATGTGCTAAAAACCTTTACGATAGATTCTACAACGATGGTATGTTCGATCAATCAAAAGGTCAAATCACATTGAAAGCGGTTACAGGTACTGCATATGTATTAACAGCTTGTACTTCAGGTTCTGAATGGGCAGCAGGTAAAACTCCAGCAGCTTCTGACGGTTCATTACGTTACCAAGTTGTTCAGGTGGCTGGATTTAACACCACATCAGCTGGTCGTCTTTCTGGTCCAGATGGTAATGAAATGGATACTGAAGCTTTCTTAGCATCTTTAACTGTTGTTGCTACTAACACAATTTCAACATTAACAGGAAGAGTTATCTTCAACGTAGGTGATTCAATTCCTTTCCGTGTGGTAACACAAAAATATGGTACAGGTATTATTAATTACGGTGATATTTGTACTCCAAGTGGAAACCTTTACATCGAACTTGACCTTACAACTCCAACTTGTATAACATGTTCTGAAAACACTTTCGATGGTTATATTGGAGCTAATTACACTGGTACAACTATTAACGGTGGTAGTACTTTAGTGTTCTGGAGACAGTACGCTGACCTTGAGGCTGAATCAGCACTTGCTGAAGTAAGTTTTGAACTTGATTCTGTAACAGTTTCTGTGACTGAAAGAAAGTTGAGAGCTTCTTGGACTCCTGAATTAGCACAAGACGTTAGTGCATTCCACAACATCGACGCTGAAGCTGAATTGACAGCATTGTTGTCAGAGCAGGTTGCAGCTGAGATTGACCGTGAAATCCTTATCGACTTGAGAAAAGGTGCAGCATGGCAATTACGTTGGGATTACAACGGATGGAAGCGTCTACCTAACAACAATGGTTACACTCAAAAAGATTGGAACCAGACGTTGATTACCGCTATCAACCAAATCTCAGCACAAATTCACAAATCAACCCTTCGTGGTGGTGCTAACTTCGTTGTTGTATCTTCTGAGGTATCAGCAGTATTTGATGACTTGGAATACTTCCACGTATCTAACGCATCTCCTGAACAAGATCAGTATAACATGGGTATCGAGAGAATTGGTACATTAGGTGGACGTTACCAAGTTTACCGTGATCCTTACGCTCCAGCTTACTCTGTAATTATTGGTCACAAAGGTAAGTCATTGTTAGACACTGGTTACATCTACGCTCCATACGTACCGATGCAGTTAACTCCAACAATGTATAACCCATTCAACTTTGTACCTGTAAAAGGTATCATGACTCGTTACGCAAAGAAATTTGTTAACAACAGATTCTACGGTCATATCAGAGTTGATGGTCTACGTACATTTGACGTTAGAGAATTACGTTAATCGTATCAAACTCTATAAATTAAAAAGGTGGTTCAAAAGACCACCTTTTTTTTTATTTTATACCAACTAAAGATATTTATATTAATATGAAAGATTTAATTCGTAAAATATTAAAAGAAACCGAGGAATTTGATTGGGCAAAAGATATTATAAATAAACCAATTAACAGTGAGGCTGAATTATTATATTTAGAACTTAAAAAATTCTTAGAACCCAAAAAAGCAAAAAATGGTAGTAACTATAGAGTAAATGTTGATAGGGATAAAAATTTTTCAGAACAAGATATATATTATATTGGTGACCGTGCTGGTGTTTATGAAAGTTGGTTTGCACGAGATTTTAATATTAAATCTTTAAAAGATACAATTGAACGTACCGTTAATCAAACAAGAAGTGAATATGTTCGAGAAGAATATGGAAACTTACTTAAAGATTTAGAACCTTTTTTAAAAAAAACAATGTTAAGAGAGGCTGAGGAATTTGATTGGGTACCAAAAGATATTTTTCGAACTGAAGATTCTATTATTTCTTATTTAGAAGACAACTATCCTGTACAACGTTTGACAGTTCCCAATTTATATTCAGATAAACTTTTCCTTATGATAGATGAAAAAATTTATTTTATTGAAAATAATAAATCTTTAATAACAAATATGTTATATAATAATTTATCTGAAATTTTTCCTGGTATTGAAACTGGTATTCTTCGTCGTTCAATTAGAAAATTTTTAAACCAAATAGTTTAAAAATCATCACCATAATCATCAACATCCCCGTAATCATTACTATAGTAGTTTTTATTATCTTTATAGGCTTTCATATTAGCCAAATCAAGAGAAACTCTACGTAATTCTTTTTGTAATATTTCGATATCATCTAATTTTTCCATAAACAAATTATAACCGATATCAATTATCGTTTCTTCAGTTTCGGTTAAATCTTCTTTACTAATAGATAATTTACTAGTAACTAAATCAAAATATTTTTCTCTGAGTGTTTTAAATTCCATACACAAATATAGTGATTATTTTTGGAATTCTTCTTTTTTGATACCTTTTTCTTCTGCTATTTTTCTGTTACTTTTACCTTTTGTTGTTTCCATAATGATTTTCATTATGTCAGCCGGAATAACCTCCATCAGTTCTAATAAATTTTGTGCCGATAATTGAGCGTCTTTACTATCCCAAATAGTTAAACCGTTTTTTTCTTTTGTTAAATCGTTGTGAAATGCAACTTTTGCATAAATATTATCCCTAATTTCTTCTTCTTTAAAAGATTTATCAATGTAAAAAATCAGTGGACCAGTTTCTGTATATTGATTAAAATATTTTTTGAAATCATTTTGTTCTGAAGAAACACACCATTTAGTTGATTTGCCGTACATATTAGAACTTCTACTCGTTAAAGGTTGTAAAACCAAATAACGGTCATCTTCATAAACAACTAAAGTTTCGTTCTTTTTAACCTGACTTTTGGTTATTTTTTCTTTTGCTTTTTTAATGGAATCAACAATTTCTTGATTACTGGAATAAGAGTAGATATCTTTATTTACCAATAAATTTTTTGAAGATAAGTCTTCAAACTCTTTAATAGTGTCAAACATATCTTTAAAGGTATTATTATTAAGTTCATTAATTAACCAATCCACCCAGGTTTCTGCCTGTTTAACCATAAAAGGTAAATACTTATTAGTACTAGTGGGGTCATTTTTTGCCAAAACATCTATCAAGTCAATGATAAATTTTGAGTTCTGATCTTTGATATCTTTCTTTTTTGCCATTTTTCAATAAATATATAATTAAAACTATAAAATTTATTTGAAAACGTCAAATTTTTTTACTTTTATTTTTTTAGTGATATTTATATAAATAAAATATTAATATGAAAAAGGTAATTAGATTAAACGAAAACGATATAGAAAATTTGATTAAAAAAATCATTCGTGAAGAAGACGAGATGATGTCATCAAACCCAAAAGGGGAAAAAAAGATCGAATTATTACAAACAAACAACGGTGAATTATCTTCTGTAGAAGATATCATACAAATGGTTAGTGGGGCTGGTCAGAAATTTGGTGATTTATGTCAACAAGTAACTGGTAATGATGGTTTCGCTAAAGAAATTGATGGTATGAGAAGACAATTTTTGGCACTTCAAAATAAACTTTTAGATTCCAAAGAAAAGATAGCTAAATTTGTACAACAAAAAAATATGATGCAACAAGCTGATTATATGAAAAGGAAAAAAATGGAACATGAAAAGAAAAAAGAAGATGCAATACGAGTAGGAAAATATTACGCTTAGTAATAAAAACTAAATAAAAAAACCCCGACAAAATCGGGGTTTTTTTATTTTTTATTCATAGGTGTGGGTTTCGTAGTTACCCAATCGTTAATTAATTTAGACGGATATACTTTTTTAACTTTTCTTTTATGAGTCATGGCTAACATAGTTATACATAAATTTACTATCTCATCATGTGTAAGACCAAAATCGTTTTTTAGTTTTTCCCAAATTTCATTTTGATCAACATCCAAAAATGGATATTTGTTATTATCTAAATTAATATTATCTACCATTAAAAACTTACCACTTTCATCTTTGTATCCAACCAAATTAGGGTGGTATTTTAAATCTTCACGTGTTAAATTTGACATTAATTCATATAAAAATTCTTCAGCAGGGGTGAATTCTTTAACATATTCACCAACCCAATTAAAATCATCAAATGATTCTTTTAAAATTTTTTTAATTAAATTTTTCATACACTTTTTTCTGATACTATTGTAAATGGAATTGTTTGTGGGAATGTTCTAACTTCATTACCAGATTCAATTTTTATTTCTATAAAATAATCATTTGGTATAAACCAAGAAGTATCTACAATAAAGAAGTTACCGTCAGGTGTTCTACTTACTTCTTGCCAATCAATATATTCCACTTGTGTATGTGCGTTTTCTAAAGTGTACATACGATAATAAACTTTATCTAAAGCAACTGTAGAGTCAAAAGTGTAAGGTATACGAATATCTATATTTATTCTTCTGGTATCACCTCTTTTAATTTTTTCTTTAAACTTTATTCCTCTGATATTAACTTCATATTCATATATAGAAAGATTAGTTGCTTTACCAACACCTAAACCGTTTGCTCCCGCACTGTTACTTGAACCGATTCTATAATAATCATCCGCTTCTAGAACAATAAAACTAAGTTCAACATCACCTAAGTTTTTATTACCAATCGTAACATCTTGCCACACATCGTTAAATTGAATATTACCACAATAACCAGAAGTAGGGTTATCATCGACAGCAAAATTAACACAATAAACACCTGTTGTTACTTGTGTAATACCAGAAGGTGGTATCTCTTTAAAAATATTCCCTAGTTGGTCATAGATTGTGACCCCTGAAAAAGTTGCATTAGTTGCTTGTCCACCCGCATTAACGTAAAGACATATGTTGTTGTCTTTATTTAAATAAAAGTTATCTCTGTCGTCTTTTATGGTGTCATCCCATTTAGTTTCTAAGAAAGGTTCATAGACAGTATTTGTTTGTCTACTAAAAAAGCCAACATATTCCGCATCTTCTAACGGAGCAATCTCTAAAGCATTAGCGTAAGCCAGACCTAAACCATAAGTTAATCCAGTGTAACCACTTGTAATTAAACCATTAATATAAGAAGTTATGTCTATATTGACATTTTCATCACCATAATCAAAATGTTGAGTTGCAATAATTAAATTAGTACCACCTGAACAAGTACTACCAGAAGTTGCTCCAGATGTACTTCCCGAACACCAATTTGTTGGGTCATCGTAAATACCAGGAATAGACCAACAATTAATTAAACTATTTCTTTGAAACCAGTTTGAGGGTCCTTCACAATAATTTCTATCACTATCAGTACAACTTATTTTTACGTCAGTATAATCATAACCATCACCTTCTGCCCAAGCTTCAGGTACTTCAAAAAGAATCAAATCAAAACAAGTTGACCTTTTAATATCACCAATACATGAATTAACACTTTTACAAAATTGTTCCTGGTCAAAAGTTGAGGTATTTGTAATTTTTAAAGTATGAGTCATCTTATCCAAAGTTGTTTGTTTTGTATTCAATCTTTGAATGATATCGGTAAAATCAAAACTAAATATATATCTTGAATAAGTTACTTGGTCTGCATTTAAAGAACCACCATGAAATAATTCGACTACAGGGTTTTTACCCGTGTTAACGTAAGAATTTCTAACTATTGTATTATCTTTTGTGAAATATGTATGTAAAATACCCATTAAATCTTTTTACTATAAATATGCCAAGATTTAATTAGTTTTTACTCCTTTACTTAAGAAAGTACAATTTTCTACTTCAAGATAAGAGGAAGAACCATCAGAAGTTGGTTTATTTGTACCTGTACCCATATTTTGATTAAACCAATCAGTTAATTGTTTAGTCGGTCCACTTGGGTCGGGTGCAAGATTGGCGTACGGATGAGTATGACCTTCAATGTATTCTCTAATAATTGTTAAAAATTCCCACAATACGTCACCATAAACAAGCGGGTGTAGTTTTTCATTTTCTGTATTTATTTGTTTAGTAACTTCTATTCCTTCTAAAATAGCAGGTGGAATTCCTTTTATATTTGAACCTTCATGACTTATTAAATTAATTTTATCGGCCACTAAATTTATATGTGACCTATCTTTTTGTATATTTAAAGATTGATAAACGTCAGTTATACCTTCTTGTTGGAAAGCTGATGCCTCAGTAAAATTAATTGTTATATAACCAGGATTTACGAAATTTAAAGAAGGTAAATCTGAACTTAATGTATTAGGATTTATTTTACCCGCTCTTAATTGAATTTCATCAAAAAAAGTTTCTCTATTACCACGTATTATAAAATCAGCATTTTTTCTACCTAAAAATGCTATATCATTTTTATTGGGGTAAACTTTCCAATCACCTTTTGAGAGACCAAAAGTGGTATACGAATCGGCATTTATTTCCCAATTAGGTGTATAATTATCAACTTTTTGTTGTATTTTTACATCTGAATTAGGTGAACCACTATCAACTTTTAATCTTGCATTAAAATCATCTGAATATAATAAGTCTTTTGGTGATTGTTGTGGTATAACAGGGCCTACATAAAGTCTTCTATAATATTGATTTTCTAAATCATAAGTAGTTATTCTAACTAAAGTACCTACTTCAGGAATAACATTTAAATATTTAGGTAGTAGTGGTTCACACCATAATAAACCTGTGTCATTGTTATTTTCCTCTAAAACATCTATATCGTTATCGATAAAAGTCAACCTTACTTTAATTCTACCTGCATTATAAGGGTCGTCAATTGAGGTCACTTTACCCCAACGCCAAGCTTGTTTTTCATACTTTGACACCATTATTTATTATTAACCCCAAATCTGTTATTTAATTCCAACACAACTTTGTTATATTCTTTTTCAAGTAATATCCAATAATTATATTTTTTTATTAATTCTATTCTTGTTTTTTCATATTCATCAGCTAATTCTTTTTGTATTTTAGCTAAATCAGAGTTAGATTTATTTTTAATGTCTTTCATAAAACTTTAACGAATTATAGCGTTTCCTCTAATAGAATTAGTTGTGTTTCCTTGTGACACAATAGGACCAAGTGGACTTAATCCTGTTGAGGTGACTGGTGCACCAGGTAATACCGCTACCTCAGTTACTGCGTCAGAAACTATTGCGTTTACAATTTCTTGTACCCTTATTAATTCCATTATTTCAGAAGGATTATCACCACCAGAGGCTAGAGGACCTACTGGAATACCTGCTTCTGCTTGTCTTCTAATTATATTTGCGGCAATTTTACTAGGTGACAAACCAGGTCTAGCTGCTGAAGCTAAGATAGTTTCTTTAGCTATTGGTACAGTAGCTTGAATTCCCACTTTAAATAATGAAAGTAAACTATTTAAAACTTGATTTGGGTTTTTAAAATCAGGATTTTTAGGGTCCCCAGTTTCTTTACATTTAGACATAATTATTATTTTGTTATTTTATTATTTTACAAATCAAAATTTTCTACAATACCAGAAGCTTTAGTAGATAATCCGTTAACAACACCAGTTAGAACGCTACTTACAGCTTTATATCTAAGGTCAGCTAATTCTTTTATAATTCTTTCTGCTGCCCCTTGAATTATTGATAATATTTCTTTTTTTAATTGTTCATATACTATTTTTAACAATGCCGCACCCACTTCTCTTGAAACGTATTCAAAAAAAACTTTTTCAGCTCTTGTGTAATCAAAACTATTTCTAAAAGTTAAATTTGGTGTTGTCGTTGTTATAGGACCATTAACTATTTTATTGGCTATTTGTTGTAAAATCATGAATTTTGGTTCAAAAATAACATTTGTTAATGTTTGAGCCATTAATTCTGTTAAAAAAGCGTTGACAGCAAAATTTGCAGTAGTAGAATCACTAGCTGGGACATTTTCCGTTAATTTTCTATTTATCGTTTGAACACTTTCTTCTATTACTAGATTAACTTTATCTGGTGGTGCGTTTTGTATATTATCATAAATTTCTGTAACTGTAAGTAAATCAATAGAAACAGGTACAACACCACAACCTAAATCTAAATTAGCCGCACCGTTAGACCTTTCAGTTGCTCTTTTTTCTATTTCTAAAAGTTCATCATTTGTAAATTCAAAAAAGTTATCTTGAAATTTATAATCATCAACACATGGGTCGGAATTTCTAATTTTCCTTTGAACCTCATTAGTTTTTTCTTCGGCTATTATTTTATCTAAACTGTTGATTGAATTTACTATTAGGACACCTGTTAAACTATCTAATAATCTGGGAATTGCATTTTCTCTATTTATTAACTCATAAGAATTAATAAAATTTGCCAAAAAATCGTCAAATTTTATATTTTGTTGTGCATTTTGGGTTAATTCAATTCTTAATTCCTCATCAGCAGGAATATATGTTAATTTCATTAAATTTTTCCAGACAACAGTACCACCATTTTGTAATAAATTAACTAGAAATAAATTAAAATCTTCTGTTGGACTTTTACCAAATAATAAACGACCAACTTCACTATAAGGATTTTGTTTTAATAAACCAGAATAATCTATTTCTTGTAATTTTACAACAAGTACTATTGGTGTATTTGGTAAAGTAAAGTCGTCCCCACAGAATAAACCCGCTTTTATTGCTTGTATTATTCCTCTTTTTAGTATTCGCATTAATTCTGGCCAGAATTTAACTAAAATTTCTATTAAAATTCTTGAAGCTTCACATTTAAAACTTGAAACTTTTGGTGACCCGTCTGAACCACCTGTAGTTGTATTTTCACCAGTTCTCGGAGTCTTTTCTTTACAAGTTGCACTTAATAAATCAATCATATAAGGCAATAAGTTTTTAGACTTCGATCTTACAGAAGCAATTTTAGAAACGGTTTTACTTTGTTTAATTCCATTTAAAACCTCATAAAGACCAACTTTTTCAATTAATTCCTGCTTATCTTCAACAAATCCCATTACTTTAAGTCAAATTCTCTTTTATCACCATCAGAGGAATTATTGGTTTTGACATCTTCTCTAAAAATGTCTCTTAATAAAGCCATGTCTTCTGGTGTTATTGCACTATCTGTGGCACTATCTTTACCTGTTTCGGATTTAAATAACAATTGACTAAATAATTTTACCATCGTTATTTTTTTGTCGATGGTGGAATCTACTATTTTTAATAAATCAGTATTTGCTTTGTTTAAGTTTGTTAAATCATGAACATCTTCAACAACTACTTTATTTTTGTTTTCGTTAATGGTACGAATACAAGTACTTCTTTGTTCTACAAGTTCATTGTATGCTTCTTGTGCCAAAGATAAAAAACTATCTGTAGTTAATTTAATTTCTTTTTTTTTAGGTCTACCCATATTCATAGTCTTTTTTTATTATATAAATATCAAAAGTGATGATTTTTAAAAATCACCACTTCTGACTAACTTATAAATTGATTTGTACCTTTTCATTGCGTTTCTAATTTCTTTTGTTTCTAAAGAAGTCATTTCACGCATGTAGTATAAAATTAAATTTTTGTTGTATTTGTTTGTTGAATTTTGTTTTTCAAAAATACTTTCCCAATTTTCTAAAATAGAAACTAAAGCGTTACCTATTTTTATCTCATTTTCTGTTAATATTTGGGTTTCTAACTCTTTTTTAATGGACTCTGATATTGTACCTATCGTTGACCAAACATCCATATCTCGATTATCTATTTCATATGAATATTCTTCATTCTCTTCGATATCAGAAGAAACATCTTCATAGGAAATTAAAGTTTTCATTTTTTTGTCATCTTTAATTAATTTTCCTAATAAATAATGTTTACAGATAGTACCATAATAAGAATATGATTTTTTACCTTTTGATGGTTTAAATTTATGAAATTTGACCATTAAAAAAGACAAAGTATCAGAATGTAAATCCTCAAAAGACATATTTTTTGAATATAATTTATATCTTCTGATGATACTTTCTATCATTTTATCTAAAGGAGCTCGTAAGAACTCCTTGTAGATTTCATTTCTTCTATGTATTTCTGAGGTACTACCTGTCCAAACAAAACCCTCGGAAGAACTTTTGTCTTCTACTAAAGACCCTAGTGTTAAAAATTCTTTTACTGCTGATTCTTCTGTGGAACCAAAATAAGGATCTTTACTCGGTTTTCTTCCTCTCCTTTTTTGATTTTCCGTCATTACACTATAGTCGCAGTTTCTCTATCAAATTTTATTTTTCTATCGTTTTTAAAATAACATTCTTTACGAGCGGTATTGTACCAAAATCTAGCTTCAATAATATCAATCTTTTCTGGACCTTCAGTATAGTAGTTAAAAAATAAAGAATCTTGACGCATATTAGTCTTTTTATAACCTAATTTTGGTATTGTCATGATTTTTCTATCGTAATAAGTCATACGTAACATAAATTCATAAACAAAATGTAAACGAATAGAAGGCTTCAACCCACCAACCGCATTAAAGGCCTCTTTTTTGATTACAGCTCCAGTTAACTGGAAATTAGGAAAATTTAATAAAGAATCATTATCTAGAAATCCTAATTTATCAGAAAATTCTTTTGCCCAAACTGGTTCGTTAGTGAAATGAAGAAAACGGTTTTCAGTGTTAACATCTAAAACAATAGGTAAAAACATATCAACCTCTTCGTAAACTGGTGTGTATTTAGCAACGTTATCAAACCAAATTTTAGAATATTCATCATCAAATTCTAAAATACTAAAGAACTCTGTGTTAACATTCTCAACACCAAAATTAACTTGGGAACAAAAATCTGTTTCGCCTTCGTTTACGATAACTCTGTGTTTAACATTTTTTAAAACTGTTTCATCTATTTTAACATCTTTTGCAATAACAACCAATAATTCTTCTGGTTTTGTTTTTTGTGATTCAATGCTTTTAACCGCATTTTCAAAATAAGTTTTAACAGATTCGTCCATTTTATGGACTGGTATAATAACTGTGGTTTTTGTGTTACTCATATTTTTATTCATTTTCAATTTCTACATTATTTACAACCTCAACTTCGTTTGGTATTACTCTTTCTAATTCATTTATTCTATTTTTTATAATTTTATCATAAACTTCTTTAATTTTTTCTTTTTGTTTTTCAACAGTATAGAAATTTTTAAGTTTTGTCATTTCACTATAAAGTTCTTGGGGTTCGGAATCTTCCAACCAAGCTTGGAAATAGTTGGCCGCTAAATCAGCTATTTTAAGTTTATCATGTGTCCAGAGACCGTTTTTATCTCCCATCCACTCAGGTGTTAAATTTGGTACGAAACCTAAAACTGGAACATCACATTGCATTGCCTCAATTGGGAATGTTCCAAATCCGGCGATATCGTCAACCCAAATAGCTAAACAACATTCAGCTAGTGAAGAAGCAAAAGCTTCTCTAGAAAATCCTTTCATATCACGGAAAGAAACCCATTTAAGATGTGGGTATTTCAAATAAAACTTTTTGTAAATTTTTGTTAAATCTCTTTGGTCACGTGCTGATATAGCAATAATTGGTTTTTTCGGTTTAGTAGATGGTTTAAAATATTCAGGGATACTCACAGGTACTACCTCAACATTTAATTTATTTAAAAATAAATCATCAATATATTCTTTTTGTTTTTCACCTGTGGTAATAACATCCGTAATACCATATTCTGACCAATGTTTGCCAGGCATTAACATTTCAAAAATATAGTCATAAGCATGTACAAAAACAATTCTTTTACTAGGTAATTTTGAGGTTTGTTCCATAACATTAGAAAAAATTTCTGGAATTACAATAAAATCATGTGTACCTACTTTTAATTGTTGGTTCTCTGCCGAAACATGCGGTATTTCAGCGTAAACTTCACCTAAAATTGGTGCTACTGATGCGTAATCATTTTTTTCATGTAAGATTTGTGCATCATACCCTAATTCACGCAAAATTCTAGCGTGTTCATAAATGTTTGCTAAACTTGCAATTGCATTTCCTTTAGTGTCCATTGTAAAGAAAAAAATTCTAAAATCTTTTTTCTCTAGTCTTTGAATGGCATCTTTAATTAATTCTTGTGCGTTAGTTTCCATATTGTTGTTTTATTATTTTATTTTTTAATAATGTGTTAAAAGAAAGTTTAAAAGGTATTGGTAATTGGTCCGAAAGTTTTTGAAAACCCATAGCCTCATCAATAGGTCCGTGATCATTTAAAACACATTCAATCATCACTTTCAAAGTTTCCCATTTAGTAACGTCAACTATTTGAGTGTTGGGGTCTATTTCTTCCACATTCTCAGGGTTATCTGACATTTCTTTTTTTGCCTCTTTAAGAATATCTTCAACACTTTCAGTTCTTTCTACTCTTATATATTGACTAAGTTCGTCTAAATCGAAGTAGTAGTTACTACCTGCAATATCAAACATTTCTGGTGTCTGTTCTTTTTTAAATTTACTCATACAACTAATTTATGATATATTTTCTATAAGTAAACTTTAATTAAAAATATCTAAACCCACAAGTTCTTTCACACTTCTAATTGTGTAATCAGAACTTATTTTTTGATTAAATGGTTTTTCAACTTTAATAACCATTTTATCTTCTGGTTTTGTAACTAAAATTTCTGGGTGGTCGGTTATCATACAATCAACATATTCCCAACAATCAGTAGTACCCATAGTAAATTTAATATTTTGAATCATACATCCTGTTTTAGATAGGAAAAAAAGTGTTGCAGGAACACTTCGACCTGCTTCTCTACTGGTAATAATTATTTCATGATTTTTTCCCAACATTTTTAAATGAAGTTCAAAATCGTTTAAAGCTTGAACAACGCCATCCATTTCTTCTTCCGCATAACCGAAAATTTCAAGACAACATTTATCATAAACAAAATCTTCAATTGTTATTTTGTCTTCCTTAACTTCTTGAATTGCAAAAGAAGCGTCACTTTTAATAAATTCCTTTTCATCGAAGTTTGGTTGAAATTCTATTTCTTTTCTAACAACTTCTTCTTCTGGAAAATGAATCCATTTTTCTAAATTATAATCATTAATCTTTATTTCTTGACCATCCTCTGGATTAAAATATTTGGTATGTGTAGTTTCAATTCTACCAAAAAAATCTCTTAGAACACCATTGACTGAAACACCTATTTTCATTTTAGTCTTTTAAAATTTGTTTTTTATTGTTGTTATTTACCTTTTCATCATCTATTTGGTCAAAAATCTCTTCAATTACTTTAATAATTGGATTCCTAACAATATCCTCTTCATTTCTAAGTTCAACAACACCAAATTTATCTTTTTCTTTAAATTTATCAAGGACAATTTCAAGAGAACTTTCTTTTTTATTTCTAATATCTTTTTGTTTAATATCACCTAAAATTATAATCTTTGAATTATCACCAATCCTAGTCATAAGAGTACGCATATTATCTAAAGATATGTTTTGTGCCTCATCGATAATAATAACCGAATTGTCTATACTTCTACCTCTTACGTAGGCTATTGGTTTTATTTCAATAACTTTTTGTTCACGTAATCTACCAGTTAAATACTCACCAACAATCTTATTAAAATTATCCAAAAATGAATCCATAAAAGGTTCCATTTTTTCTTCCATAGTCCCCTTTAAAAAACCAATTTCTTCATCTTTTAAAGTGGTAACAGATTTAACGAGAATGATTTTTTTATAAGGTGTTTGGGGGTTTTTAACTAATTTAAGAGCTTCAGCACAACTAAGAAAAGTCTTACCACTTCCAGGGAAACCTGATGCTATGATAACTTCTTTTTCTTTAATAGCTTGTATTAATTTTCTTTGATTTTCAGTTTTAGGTTTAACTTCAACTCGTATTTGATTTAAAGTTTTATCTTCTTCCGGATGTCTACCGATAAATGATTCAATTTCTTGAATTTCATCTTCGGTTAGTTTTTTATTTCTCCTTCTGTTTGTCATTTAAATAAAGTTTTTCAGAAAAATTTTTCATTTCAATTATTTGTTCTTTTAATGTCGGTATCTGGAAATTTTTATAGAATTCTGTTTCAGAAGATAATGTTCTATCACATTTTTCAGGTGTTTCTTTTGGGTTTACAGTAATGTTCAAACCATAAACATCACTGATTGTTGATACTAGTTCAAGTTTATTCAGTGAATTAGAAAAAACGTGTTTTACACCTTCCCAATAAAGTTTGTTATCAATAATTTGCTTACAAATTTTGGCTAATTGTAGACATGTAACACCGTTCCAGTGGTGATTGGTAAAACCAAAAACTGATTTATCTTTATTAGATTTAACCCATTCTACTAATGATCTACCTTGACCTACTTCTTCACCTATAATAGAAGTACGTATTACGTTACAATTTTTTGGTTCCCCTAATGATTTTGTTCTACCATATATGTCACTAATATCATGAATATCATTTTCAGTATATTGACCCTTAATACCTGTGAAAACACAGTCAGAAGTTGGGTGTATCATCTTAACCCCTATGTCTTCACAAACATTAGCTAAAATTCTAGGAAAAACAGAATTAACCTGTATAGCATTTAAATCACCCAATGAGTCAACCATTGGTTTAATTGTGCCGATACAGTTTATAACTACATCACCCTCTTTTAATCCTAAGTGGTATAATTTCGTGTGTAATTCTTCTTGACGAACATTCGCTGCGTCAACTTCATTTCTTGTTACATCAACAACATTGAAGTAACTACTTAAGTAGGTACTCATATATCTACCTAACATTCCTTTTGAACCTAAAACAAATACTTTCATATTATCTAAAATTTTCATCCCATATGTTCCATTTATTATGTTCTTCCCTAATATCATCACCTAAACCTTCTTCTAAAGTTGATGTTGAGAAGAATATTATTTTCGTATTTTCCTCTAACGATTTGAAACCGTTATAATTACCTGGTGGTATCCATAGTATTTTTGGTGACTTGTCACTCAATACGTATTTTGAAATCTCTTCTGTTTCCATATTAACCACACCTAATAAAGCTGAACCACTAACTACGTAGACATATTTACCTTCTTTTTTATGTCCATGCCATGCCCTAATAAACCCTCTTCTATGGTTTTCTACTTGATAAAATCTCTTAACTCCATCAAAATTAAAGTCGTTTACAAACCTAACAGAACCTCTGTCATCTATGGCTATACCGCCATTTAAAATTTTTGTACTCATTAAACTAATTGTTTTTTTTCTTTTTTATTTTTTAAATAAGCTCCATTATGATATACTTTATCTTCAGGATTTAAAATACGTCCTTCTTTAAACATTTTCACCATCCTATAAACTTCTTCTTCTACCGTTACTTTAGCTTTATATTTAAAGGTACTCAAAGATTTGGTACTGTCAACTTTATAGTTTCTTGCATCTTGAAAAGAAATTTCTGTGTAATTAATTTTAGTTCCCGGTATTAAGTTAACTATTCTTTCACCCAGTTCACGGATTACCACATTTTCTTTTGAGAGTATGTAAATGCCGTTATATTTGTTTTCACAAGCCTCTGTAACATATTCAGCAATATCTTTAACGGCTATAATTGGTCTCCATTGTTCACCACCATTAATTGTTATCTCACCTTCTTTAATAGCTTTCATAGTCAAAACGTTAACAACTAAATCCATTCTAATTCTAGAGTAAGTATCCCCTAAACCAAAAACAGTACCTAACCTAAATACTGTACCACCTAGGTTTAATACATGTTTTTCGGCCTGTAATTTTGTTGAGGCATAAGATGAGAGTGGGTTTGTTTTACTTTCCTCATTTAATATACCGTCTTGTGCACCATAAACTGAACACGTTGACATAAAAATTAAATGTCTATTTGGTTCTACGACTTCACAAAAATCTTTAATAGCTTTGTAGTTTATTTCTTCAGTAAGTTTATGGTCTACACTACAAGCTGGATCACCAACTAATGCGGCCATTAAAACTATTATATCAAAATTTTTGGACACCTGATAAAGTTTTTCAGTATCTCTAATATCACCATATACGAAATTAATAGGTTTTAAAAACCTATCCTCATATAACAAACTATCATATACTGTTACATCAAAACCTCTAGCCTGTAATATGTCACAAGTGAGACCACCTATATATCCGGCACCACCTACTAGTAAAACTTTTCTACCAGTTAAATCCACCCAAGGTTTATTTTTCATAATTACCATATTTTTTAACTTCTGGATTAAAACCTCCTGTTTTATCACCATTATTTATTCTATTAATAGTATAGATTAATTTTTCATCTATACATTTTTTTAATCTAGATCTCTCTTTAACTAATTTAACGTCTTCAATTGAAGCCCAAGATTTGAACTTTTCATCTTCTGGTCTATTCATAACTTCGTCTTTAAGTTTATATAATTTAAAATTGACAATTGATAACCTATCAATTAATTCTCCCATTGAAATGAGTTCTTCAAATGGGTTATTTAATTCATAAGAATTATCGTATTTTTTAATTGATGTTAATATAACATCATCAATCAAATCACTTATATTTTTTTCTTTTAACATTTTATTGATTTATTATAACCTCATATTTATTACCAAAATTAATTAAACCAGTACCATCAGCACCATTACCACAAAAACTTAAATTCCATTTAGGTTCAGGCACTTCATTCCATATTGGCAACATTGTACCCCAATGTATGTCGTCCAATAATGCCAACCCGTTCCAATTATTTTTTCTCAAAAAATCTAAAATTTGTTTTTCAACAATACCACTATGATCTATATCAATAAAAATTAAAGAAGAATTTAATAATAATTCAGGGTATTTAAGACAATCACCTATAATGTATTCAATATTAGGTGCATTATTTTTGGCTAGTTTTTGGTCTTCACTTTCATAAACAAACATGTCAGTCCCTGGTACTCCGTTATGAAATGTTTGTTTGGGTAAATCAAACGAATAAACTTTAATATTTTTATTATATGATAAAGCTAGACTTGAAGCCCCTGTAAGTGTACCTAGATCTATTAATATTTGATTTGATTCAAAAAAAGTCGATAGGTAAGCTAATAATTTGTAATATTTTTGGCCTGCTTTAGCATTGACAAATTGAGACCATCCATCTACCCATCTACCTCCAGTATCTACTTGATTAAAAATTTTTGTTAAATCTATTTGATTTATTTTAGATATGTCTATTTCTATTTTATTTTTCATTTAATAATTTTTTTAATTATTTTTATTTTTCATATAGTTAATAACTTCTTCAACTGATTCTTTAAGTGATATTTTAGCTTCAAAATTTAAAATTTCTTTAGCTTTAGTTGTATCAGGTAATCTTTTTTGTACATCATATTCAAAACCCACATCACATACATATTTAAAACTATCATCAGGTCTTAATATAGACCAAATAATTTCTGCAAGTTCTAAAACTGTTGTAGCTACTGGTGTTGATATATTAAAGTCATTGTTTATTGCTTTATCTGATTCCATAACTAATCTAATACCTCTAGCTAGATCTAGACCATTTGTGTAACATCTTACTTGATCTCCACAACCTAAAATGTGTAGAGGATTTTGACCTTTTAAAATTTTATTAACTAAATCTGGTAAAACATGGGACATCATTAATTTTATATTACCTGATGTTATTTCATGTTCAGTAATAGAATCTTCTTCACCTACACCCACACAATTAAATGGTCTAACAATACTAAAAGGTAAACCATATTGTTCTAAAGCGCCTTTTGCAAAATATTCAGAAGCTAATTTTTGAAAACCGTATGTTGATGAAGGTGGTGGACAATTTTTAATTTCAGTTTCAGGTGTCGGGTATACGGTAGTCTCTTCAAAGACCATCGAACTAGATAAAACAATTATTCTTTTTAACCAACCCTCTTTATAACCTTTAATTGCTGCATCAAAAGTTTGTGCTAATATTCTTTCGTTTGTGGCTAATAAATCATACGCGTATTTATGGAAATAAGAGATACCACCAATCATTGCAGCACCAGCTATAATCATATCAGGTTTTTCTTTATCCACAATATCAAAAAAATTGTTAGATAACACATCCTCTATATATAATGTGAAATTTTCGTGTTTATCTTGTGGTCTTTTTACCACTCCGTACTTGGAGTAATTATCTATACCAATAACTTTATAGTTATTATTTAATAACTCTTGACAAATGTAACTACCAATAAAGCCTTGACTACCTGTTAATAATATTTTCATTTTTTATTCTGTTCTCATTCCGTTAAAAACGGTTTTTTTAAATTTATTATTTTCACTATTAATCATTTCAAAAAACTTTAAATCTAAATTTAATTCTTTTACGAAAGAATCTAAAGCTTTAGTATCTTTTGGTAGACATACCCCAGCATAACCTCTAAAATTTTCATTAACATCTAAGTACATATCTTTTGAAGTACCTCTTTTAACAAAAGCATCTTTAATTCTAGAATAGTCTGCTCCTATTTTTTGACATATTTCATACATTTCGTTAGCAAATATTATTTTTGTGGCATTATATATATTAGAATAATACTTCAATAATTCAGCTTCTGTTGGTTTTAATTTATCTATTTTTTTAGGATAATGTCCGTGACATTTTTTTACCAATTCAAAAACATAGTTAGATTCTGTACCTACAGCTAATAAGTCGTGATTTTCAGTAAAATCAGATATCGCACATCTTTCTCTTAAAAATTCTGGCACAAAACATATTTCTAAATCGGTTTCTTTTTTTAATCTCTCAGTAGTAGTAGGTTTTACTGTAGATTTTATTGCAACAACACCTTTATAATCATAATATTTTAATTCTTTAACAACACTGTCAACAATAGATGTGTCACAACTACCGTCGATATTTGAAGGTGTTGGGACACATACATAACAAATATCGGTATCTAATACATCTATTATTTTAGTATCTAATTTAATATCATGTATTTTAACGGTATGACCCAATTTTTCAAAACCATACTTACAGGCCGAACCAATAATACCTAAACCTATTATACCAATTTTCATATTTTTATTTTATTTAATATTTTTTGTAACCTATGTTTAGGTAGGTGATGTTGTTTGATAAATTCTTTTACTTTTTTCCTGTTTTCGATCACTTCTTCATCAGTGATATTAATTAATTTAATAATTTTATTAGATAAATCAATGTTATCTTCCCAAAAAATAACATTATTAGGTAATGGTATATTATTTTCTCTATAATAACTTCTAGGTGTACATAAAACATAATTTCCTGTACATATGGATTCCCAAAATCTATAAGTTTCTACACCAGTACCTCTTTCAATTATTATTATTTTACTTTTTTCTAATGTATCCCACCATTTATCAAATGAAGTGTGAGAATGATTACCGACTAATTGTGGTAATTCGTGATTTCCATATCTGGTTATCTTAGATTTTTCAAGTAAATTTAAAGATTTAATTGTTTCATAAACATGATTTACTGTGTTAATTCTAGTTGGGTGTGTACTTCCCATTTGACAGTTTAGTACATAATCCAACGGTTTATTATTCTCTTTTAACAATAAATCACTTGGGCAGGCATATGGCATAGACATACCATTTTCCCAATCAGAATCAATAATGTTTGTGTGATAAATTAGATCATTTTTTATTCTAATATTAACATCAGCACCTCGACCATTATCACATCCGTCAATTAAAACAACTTTACCGTTTTCATTTAAACAATTTTCTATTTCTAAAAATTTATTTTGATTTTGATCCCATATTGAACCTAATATTATTAAATCATATTTTTTTTCTGGACTAAATTTACCTAATAGTTTAGCTGTTTTTAACCAATCGTATTTAAAATCAAATAACCCTATTTCGTGCCTCCTTTCAATTGTAGCCACATCCGACTCATAAAATTGACACCCACTTAAGACAAAATCTATTTCGTATTGATCTAAAAAGTCTCTTAAACCACAGAAAATACTATCATCACAAAAATCTTGTGAACCATGTGCAATGTATAAAATTTTTTTCATTTTTTTATATAATTTATTTTTTTTAAATCTAAACCACCTAAATAACCCCCTTGATTTGGGTCTAGTAATTTATAAAATTTACACCCTTCCATCATTATGTCAGCATCATGTACTGGTAGATTTCTATTTTTATTTAAATAATCCATAACTTCTAATATTTTATCATAACACATACATTGTTTAAAATAATAATTATGATAATTGTTTGAAAAGTATCTAGAACTTAGATTTAATTCTATATTTTGATTGTCTATCTGTGGTCCAGACAGTAAATTTTTTATTATATCATTATGTATAAACATGGCCGGAAATTCAACAAAAAAATTATTTTTTTTATTTATATCCCTAATAAAAGATATTTCATTATCTTTTTTATATACTATTCTTTCTTCTATTGAATCCATGTCACCAAAAGCATGTGGATATCTTAATAAACTACCACCTAAATTAAAAGATAAAATACCACATTTTTTATTATTAAAATCTATTTTTAAAATATCATTAATATTTTCAGGTATATAATCAATTATTATATCGTCTTCAGTATAAAAAATATATTCGGATTTAGAAATTTCCAAAGCGTGTTTAAAACTTAAATGTTTACTCTTAAAAGAAACTACATCAACAATCCATCCTTTATTTTTAAAATATTCAACAACACTATCTTCTATCCAGTCTTGATCTATTATATCTACGGATATAATTTTTTTATTAAATTTAAAATTTAATAAATCAATACTGTCTACTGATTTTTTTAACCACTCAATCCTTTTTGGGGTGGATAATAGAATACAATCAATCATTTTATATATATTTATTTTATTATAATAGATTTAACAAAATCTTGTGATGACCCTAAAATAGATTTATCCCAGGTTAAAAAAGTATCATTAGTTTTTTTACCTAAATTGTAGTCATAATTTTCTTCTGGTAATAATCGTTTTACATAACCATTTACTTCATTCCATTTTTTAAGAAAATGTGACCTAGTTCTAGAAGTATCCCAACGAGATTTAATATCTTCTCTGTATGATATTTCAAAAACATTGTACATAGCAATATTTGCTTCTAACATTCTTCTCATGTAATCACTATCTTCATAATTACCCCCTATAAATCTCTCATCCATAAAACCTACACTTCTGAAAAGTTCTTTTTTAAAACCAAAAAATCCCCAAGCATATAGTCCAACGAAACCAAATCCCTCATCAATTAATTTTAAAGTTCTTTCTATATCGTTTTTTGTGGGTCTTGCTCTATCATTACATATGATAACTATTTCTGTAGGACATTCTATGACAGAATCATTTATTAATTTGGAAAATGATGGGTAACCTGTACCGTCTTTTACTACATAATTTTCACCTATAGTAGTTAAATTATTTTTTGTTTCTTCTATTAAATCTGGTTGATTTGATGGGATTATTATAGTGTATGTTTTTTTCATTTTTTATTTTAAAAATAAATTATTAACCCAAATTGAATCGTGTTGTTTATGTTTATCCACAATAAAGACTTCACTTAATTTAATTAATGTAAAATTATTTCTAGTTAAAAAATCACAAACTTCATCATGTAATTTTTGACCAATAAAAAATGGGTATGTTTCAGTTTCAATATGCATTATTTTTATGGTATGTAATAAATTACCCATACCTTCTAAAACTTCATATGTTGCACCTTCCACATCGATTTTCATTAAATCAATTTTGTTTATATTTTCATTTTTACAAAAAGTTTTTAATGAAAGACATTTTTGATTTTCTAATATAATATTACCGTATGTGGTTCCTCTGTCAAAAATACTATGTATCCCATTAATATTTTTTTTGTGAAAATTTATTTGTCCATCAAAGTTGGTGATGATTGTATTATAATGTTTTATTGTAGTTAGATCTTTTATGTAATTTTGATAATTATCAGGTAAGCCTTCAATACAATAAACATTTGCGTTAGAAAATATTTCTTTAAAATATAGTGAATCTTTACAATCCATAGCTCCAACTTCTATTATTGTATTAATTTCATCGTCATTAAAATATTTTTTTACTACTTCAATAAAAGTAGGCATTGTAATTTCTCTTTCCATTATAAAATATTAATTAACTCATTCCATTTTTTCATACAATCTTTTTTGTCATAACCATTTTCTAAAAAAAACTTTCTTGGTGAAAAAATTTTTTTGTTATTTAACACGTAATCTATTTTAGTTTTAAAATCACCGTCTAGTACTTTTAACCCCCACTCACCATCTTGCTTATCATAATAAACACCCACATTTGTAACTACTAACGGTATGTCACAAGCTGCCGCCTCTAATCCAGATAAATGTTGTGTTTCCACTACTGATGTACAGATCAATAAAGAACAAGAATTTATTACTTTTATTAATGTATCGTGATTAATTTTATTAAAAACTCTTACTCTTGGGTGGTCTATTTTAAAATCATCTTTCATTACCAAACAAAAATTGTGATTAGTAGTGTTTATTAAATCTAAAACAGTATTAAATCCTTTTGGGTGGTTTTCTGATGACCCTATGTATAAAATAGAATTATCTAATATACCTAATTCTTCTTTATATGTTTTAGTTGGTTTAAAATAATCAAAATCTACACCTAAAGGTATTATTGTAGTAGCTCTAGTTATTACTCCCCTATAATTAATTTCAGTATAAGGTGAATTAAAAACTACAATTGTTGAATTATTACAAACATCTATTCTACCATGACCTAAATCCTGTAATAATGTGATTGTCGGTACATTTAAATTTATCTTACCAAAAAAAGATCCGTTTCTAATTATATAATCGGGATTTCCTTCATTTCTTGCATAACCCTCTATTTTATTGGCTAAATCTGGAAAACTAGTATAACCACCAGTTTTATCAATTAATCCTGGAACGTTTTCTAATAAATCATGCCAAAATGTTTTAGTACCAGGTATACCAGTTAACATATCATTTACTAACCAACCTACTTTCATAAAATTTTTATATTGATACAATGTTTTTTATTTCGGAATAATCCTCAACTATTTGTAGTTCAGGAAAACCAATTATATATTTAAAACCATTCCCTTCTAATTTTTTAATTATCATTTTACTAAAATTCCAAGCAAAAATCATTATATAATCGGGCTTATCATTTAATAAATGTTCTTTATTTACTATTGGTATATGTTTACCCGCTATATATCTACCACATCTTTCAGGTGACTCATCAACAATATAATCAATTAAATCAGAATCAATATTGGCTAAATTACACAACATATTTGCTCTACCACTTGCACCATATCCAACGATTTTAAATCCACTGTTTTTTATATTAATTAATTCTTTTTTTATTGTTTTTATGTGATCATATACATTTTTTGAAAAATCTTTAAAATATGATAATGATGTTAACCCTTGTGAAGATTCCAGATTTAATCTATCAGTAACTTTAGTTGAGTAGTCCACTCTATCATTCAATACAGTTATTCTTATACTACCACTGTGGATTGGTATGTCTTGGAAATCAACTATTGTCATACCATATTCTTTAAATAAATTGTTTAAAGAATTTAATGAATAATAGTATATGTGTTCGTGATATATGTTATCATATTGTAACTGTTCAATTAAATTTTTAACATAATGAACCTCAATTACAAAATGACCTTCTTTTTTCAGTATTTTATTGACACCTCTAACAATACTGTGAATATCATCAATATGTGCAAAACAATTATTTGCCACAATCAAATCAAATTTGGTGTCACCAAAATATTTTAAACTATTTTCTTCACTAAAATAATCGTTAATAACATTACAATTATTTTCAATGGCTACTTTACTAATATTGATTGCTGGTTCTATACCAATAGGGTTTAAACCCAGATCTTGTAAAGGTTTTAATAATACACCGTCATTACTACCTATTTCTAATATTTTTGATTCAGATTTTAAATTAAAATTTTCTTTTAAAAAAAATGCCACATCAGTAAAATGTTTAGATAATCCAATTGATGACATATATCTATAATCTTTGAACAAAGTGTCCGCGTCTATTACACTATCTGTTTGTAACAATGAACATTGTTCACAAAACAATAAATCCATATTGAATTTTCTTTCTATTTTGAGTTCTTCCTTGGAAGGAAAATCACCAGCTAGTGGTACTTCACCATATTTAATTATTGTTTCTAAATTTTTATTAGCACAAATAGCACATTTATTTCTTTTTACGTGTTGATTTTTCATATTAAATTATTTTTTTATATATTTTATTAACTATCTTTTTCACCTTCTATTATATGGTAAACTAAAGAATCAAAAACTGTTATGTGTTTCATACCATATTTGTTTTCTAACACATCATGAAAATAATAATCATCACTTGATTTTATTGGGTGCCCACTTAAGGTACCAATACCATCAGTGTAAATATTACCTTCAGGGTAACCTCCAGATTCTAAAAATCTACTAACTTCAAAAACACACGCCCCATATAATCCTTTTTCTTTTATTATAGGTACTTTTGCATTTTCAGCAAAATAATTCCACTCATCAAAATTTATAGTTTTAGCATGTCTACCAAAATGGTTAGGCCCTAAATTAATAGCGTGTAGACCACTATTCATTTTTCCACTCTCAACCAATCTACCACACGGTATATTAATACCATCATGGTGTACTAATAAATTTTTTAACCAGTCTTTAGACAACACATTATCGGAATTTAATAAACAAACATTATCATATTTACTAGTTTTTACCGAATAATTATAAGCTCTATAAACTCTATTTAAGTAATATTCTTTAGGATTAGGGTCGTTATAAATAGTGTAAGGAATTCCTGAGTTTTTTAAAGCTTCTAATACCTCATCTGTAGCGTCATTAGCTACAATTCTAACACCCACATCCCAATCCTCTAATTTAACCAGATCACTTTTAAATTGATTCACCATTAAGTTAAGATAATCAATTGATTTATAGATTAAAGTAATAATTTCTATATTTTTTTTCATTTTAATTAGATTTATAACAAAAATTAGGATATTTTTCTAAAAATTTATCCATCATTTTAGGTTTATTATTTGAAATATCGACAATTTTCTTTTGTGCATAATCTTCAGTTCTATTCCACAAATCTTTTTGTGATTCCATTTTTTCTTTTATATCATCAACAGAACCAACATCATTTATAATATAATGAGACTCAGCAATACTTTCCACTTTTAATTTAACCCTCTCAGGTCCACCCATAAAAGAATAGTGCCAACCACCATTTTGTTGGGAATTAAAACCACTTCTTGCCGCATTTCTTAAATGTTGTGGTTGATTAAAGGTCCCATAGGTTGCCATTATAGGACCGTCCCAATGACAATTTTGTTCACAATTGACGTAGTAATAATACAGTTTTTGTCTAAAAGTTACCCAATTGGGGTTATTTAAATTGGCTTTTATGGTTTCAGTATTAGGTATCTCATCAATATCTGAAATTATAATTTTATCACCAGGACCAGCGTAATCAACTAATCCCCTCATAATACAATTTCTTTGAAAATTCTCTGCAGTCCATATATCATTTTGAGAATATGGTGGCATATCATCTACTTTGATATGAATAATTTTATCGAGATATTCTTTAAATTTATTTTTATTATTTTCAAAAATATAGTCTTTGGGTTTACCAGTGTGTGTTTTATTAGCTTCAACCAATACAAAATAATCTACAGTATCGTAGAGTTCCATAAGTCTAAGTTCTAATAACTCTAGTTCATTAAAAAATTTAAAACAATCAAATACTTTCATTTTTTTATTTTATCTGTTAGACTGCCAATTAGGCTCTTGTTTAATTATTTCTAGTAATTTTCTATTTTTATCTATTAATTCATGTACATTTAAATGTTGATAATTGTGAGTCGAATAATGCCATTGATGTACAACAAATGGGTTATTAACTATTTTAATGTTTAAACCTTTTTTTTGTATCCTAATTAAAATTTCATTATCATCGAAGGCGATACCATGTGCAAATCTTTCATCAAACCCACCTAAATCATCTAAATTTTTTTTAGTTATCGCTGAACAAAAATGATAACCAACAGGACGTAATAAAGAATGGTTATACCAACCATTATCACCATCATGTGTTACTGGTTTATGATTTGGTTCTATGATATTTAATATAGTATCTAAATCAAATTCTTTTTCTAAAAAATTTGTTAATATATTAGTTTTATTTTGGTCTATAGAATAACAACCAAAACTTAAATACTCGTTTTCATTTATTTTTGATGATTTATTTATAACCTCACCCACGTGTATACATTCTGGGTTTTGTACAATAATAACATCACCTTTAGCTTCTTTAAAACCAATATTAAAAACGGCACAAGGATTTATATACCATTTATTTTCCTTTTCTATTCTAATTACTTTTAAGAAAGGAAAATCTCCTTCCAAGTCCTCTATTCTATCTTCTTCAGAGGAACAATCATCTACTGCAATAACTTCAACTTCTTTATCACCTTTAAATTTATTAATAGTTTTTAAAGTGTTAATAAATAATTTTTTTCTGTTATGATATGCTGTTACTATAGAGATCATAATTTTTCTCTCAAAATTTTAATTATATTTTCAGAAGTTTTACCGTCTCCCAACCAATTTATGTTTCTTTTATCACTATCTAATAATAACCAATTTTCTGAAGAAGCCCAGCTTATGTGGTTTTTTTCATTAACATTAATCATAAAAGAACAATTATTTTCGACAGATTCTGGTCTTTCAGTATAATCACGAGGTACAATAACTGGGGTATCTAAAATTGCTGGTTCCTCTTGTGCGGTACCAGAATCGGATATAATGAATTTAGAATGGTATACTTGGTTTAGGTAGGATTTAAATGGTAGTAAATCGACTAACTTTATATACCCATATTTAGATAAATCAATATCAAATTGTTTTATATAATCTAAAGTACGTTTAAAACCTAACATAAACACAGGTAAGTTGTGTTTATGTCCCATATCGTTACTATATTTAATAATATTTTCTAACCTGCTCTTATATTTAAAATTTTCAGGTCTATGTATATCTAAAACTATTCTATCATTTAATTTAGTTTCTGTAGGTTTAAATTTTTTAGCTACTTCTACAATGGTATTACCAACTACAAATACTGAGTCAGGGTTGATATTTTCTTTTACGGCTTTTTGTTTGTAATTTTCGTGGTAAACAAATAGGTAATCACTACAGTGATCACAGACAACTCTATTAATCTCCTCTAACATCCTTTTATCATAAGAACGCATACCCGCTTCAATATGACCTATTACATAACCCTCTTTTTTTAAAGGTACAGATGATGTTACAGAATTAGAGTCACCAAGGAATAGTATTATGTCTGGGTTTAAATTTTCTTTTCGAATTAATTCTATAAGTTTTACTGATAAATCCGCACTTTGATGAAAATGCTCTTTTCCTACCCCACCAATTTCTAAGTTATAGTTAGGTTTACGGATTTCCAATTCATCAAAAAAAACGTCTGACAACAATTTATCAAAGTGTTGACCAGTATGTATTAATACGTGATTAAAATTATCATCTAATTTTTTAAAAATTTCTGACATTCTAATAAAATCGGGTCTTATACCAGTTACAGTTATTATTGTTTTATTCATTATATATTATTTTTTATTACCCAATTATTTAATAAATTTTCAAAATGTTCTGAATCTGTTAAACCATTTAAGGGTATACCATAATTATTTATAACATTTTTACCTTTTATGTAATGATTAGTGAATCCATCAACAATGTGTATGAAATCTCTTTCAAAAAACCAAGGATCACCAATACCATTTGTATGTGGGTTGTGTAAAATTTCGTTAAAAAAGGAGTCATTGCATTTGAATATAAAATTATTTAATATATCACCTTTTATTGCAAACATAGTACCAACCAAAAAACATCTTATTGGCCTATTAATAAATTCCAAACCAAATCTTTTCAAATAAAAATCCCATTCAGAATCTACCCAACAATTAGGTAGGGGGGTTATTGTATTACCATAAGCACCTAATTTTTTATCTTTATTAAATAATTCTACTAAATCATTAAAATTTTCTAATAAAGTATTTAAATGGCTTTTTCTAACATCATGCCTACCACTTTTAGTACCTTGTGTATGTAAAAACAATACTAAATCATATTCTTTTTGACCTTTATTTTTATAAATTTTTAATGCGGTTTGATAAGCTGAGGCGTCAGAACTAATAACTAAATTTTTAGGAGTAATCTCATAATTTAAACTATATTTTTTTACCACATCAACCCATTCTTCTACACAATTTGAGGGGTTTATACCTACAAAAATATCGGCTTCCGGTATTTGTTGTTTTATTTTATTTAAAATTTCCTCACCAACCCATAAACTATCAATATAAGGGATATGGCTAGCCATTATTACTGCATATTTACCCATGTATTTGTTTTTTTAACTATTAGATTTTTACTCGGTAATCCACCCCATAAAACTTTTTCAGGGTATTTCCAGTTATTATAATGTTCCACTATCTTATCAATATCTTTATTAAAATTAATTGAAGCAGAACTGTTAGTTAATTTTGTTTTTATATCATTTCTAATATAAGAACCATGATGCATTTGAATATCTTTTCTTTCTAAAATAATTGGGTTGGTACTTGGGTACATTCTCCTAGTAGGATCAACTAAAACTGGCGCAGGAGCACCAATAACGTAATTTGAATCGTTTTTAATTTTAAATATTAAAGAAACGTAATATTCTTCTGGTGGGTCTAAATTATACTCCCAAGTTTTATAATAAGTTTGCATTTGACAATAAGAAGAATCATAATCACCTTCTTCCATAGTCTTTTTAAGATTTTCAAATTCTGATGTTATATAATATTCATCAGAATCCATTGACATGTGGTGTGTACAACCAACTCCTTGAGAAAGAGCTAAGCCAATATTTCTTTTTTGGATCTCATTAAAGTGACCACCTTTATTAATTTTCGGATTGTACTCAAAAATTTCATCAACTAAACCTTCTGATTTTAATCTTTCTAAAAGAGGAACTAATTCCGTATTACAAGGATTACCAAAATTAGAAATGGTTTGATAAACAACACTTATATAGTCAACATGTTGTCTTATTTGTTTTATAGAACCTTCTAAAAGTTCTTCCCCGTCAAAGATATTATAAGATATACCTAATTTCATTATTTTAATAAATAATTATTTTTATAAAAATCTAAAGCTAAAAAATCATCAATTTCATTACTGTTGTGTATATCCCAGTCAGTCAGATTTCTTTTTGTTGGTATATCAGCTCTACCTCTTTCTATTTTTTCTTTAAACTCTTTTAAAGTTTTACAAAAATAATGGTTTAGTTGAATAACATCTATTGTACCATTAGGATTTAAAGCACTAGTAACTTTATTAAAATTTGTATCATATAAAATGGTATTTGGATGATGTGGGTCTACCATTTTAATGTTTTCATATTTTAATTTTAATATTGTTTTTGTATGTTGATTAACACCTTCTTGTCTTTTCGTAAATCTTTCTAAAACACTGTAATTATCATCCGCAATATCATCATGACCATTGTTACCAAATAAAACCCAATTCACTGCAATACCATATTCTACATCTTCATAATCTTTAATGAAATCTTTTATATTCTTATGTTTTTTTAGAACAATAAACTCATCGACATCAATAAAAGCTGCCCAATCATAATCATATTTAAATCTATCAATAAAAGTATTGTAGGCACTAACTTGTTTTACTTCACCATTAAATTTAATGGTTATAACTTTTTCATCTTCTAAATCGGAACTCCAGTTATTTTCAAATATAAAAATATCATCAAAACCTAATTTTTTATGATAATCAACCCATTCTTTAATGTAGTTATCTTCATTTTTGGCAATACATACTAAAGCTATTTTCATACCATTTATCTTAAAAACTGTTTTAATTCATCAGATATTTTAATAATATGATCTAAGGTTTTGTTATCAACATTATCAAAATAATTATAGGTTTTTTTATTGTTAACAATAAAAGGTATTAAATATCTTGAGTAATCTTCGTATTCTCTTTTCATTTTCTTATCATCTTTATTTCTAGTTTGACTTTCATAGTGGTAACACACTGCTTCACCACAAAAAATATTTTCTTTATTTAGATTTAAACATTGAATGTTCAATTCAACATCTTCGAAACATTCTCTATAGTTTGTATTAAATCCACCTATTTTTTGAAATAGTTCTTTATTAATTAATAAAAAGGCCCCAGTATTACCAAATATTTTTTGATTGTTAGCATAGTAAGAATAATAACTTTTAAAACCCTTATGTGTTAATATTATTCTATACATACCATTTGGTTCTCTGTTTAAATAAACCCTTATCCCAGAATGTTGGACGGTATTATCATCAAAATGCAAACGTGCACCAATAGTCCCAACTGTTTTTTTATTTTTAAGATAAACAGCGACCATACGTGTAATGGCGTTATTTAATAATTTAATGTCGTTGTTACAAAAAAGAATAAGTTCAGTATCTTTATCTACATGATTTTCAACAACATCGTTATTTATAACAGCAAAATTGTAAAAATCATATTCAATAAGGTTGATATGTGACATTTTTGAAATAAAATCTTTTATTTCTGTTTTTTCTTCAGGTGTTGACCCAGTATCTGCGATATATATTTTAAAATTACTGTACCCATCATGGTCATGTATTGAATTAATACATTGTTTTAATAAATGAACGTTACCCTTTGTTGGGATGATAATTCCAATTTTTGGGGTTTCTTTTAATTTTTTATTAGGGTCTTCGATTTCAAATCTAACTTCAGGTTTTATTTTATAAGGTAATTTTTCTTTATATTTTTCAACAAATTCTTGTCTATTTTTTTCCCATTCCTCATTTGTAATCCCAATAGATTTATGTGTGATTTTAATATCAAACATAACACCTACTTTAACACCTGAAAGATGGTTATTAAAAGTAAAATCAACATCATATAAATGAAAACCCTTTATATTTTCATCAAACCTTTCTTTAATTCTATCTTTATGTACAGTAAAAAACAAACCGTCCAGAATTACGGTTTCAATAATTTCTTCACCAAAATTTTCAGAATATCTATTTTCCCATGTTTTACCTTCATGTGAATGGGATACAATACCAATCATTTTTGTTTGGTCCTCCCACCAACGACCAGTTTCCGACATATCAGTTGTACCTGCCACACCTAATATACCGTATTCTGTATTTTGAAAATGTTTTATTATTTTTTTACCCCAACCTTCTTTTAAAAGAATATCATCATGACTAAAAACAACTATTTTGTTTTTACTTTTATTTAAACCTTCGTTATAACATTGAGTTAAGGACTTTTCACCATTATTAACAATTTCAATAATTTCAAATTCCTTTAAACCTATTGTTTTTGTAATATAAGATTGAAAATCTTTATTTGGTTTCCTGGTGGAATAAACTATTGTTACCATTAAGATAATACTTTTTCTATTTTTTTAATTTTTTTAATCAAATTATTAATGTTTACATCACTAATAACTTTAGTTTCACCATTCATGTATTTTGAGGATTCATTTCTTAGAAATGCGTTCCATTTTTTAGTGTAAATGTTGTAGTGAATGTAATAATCGTATAAATTTTCCATCTTATTTTATTTTTTAATTTCTATAATGTTAACTGGTTCTTCACAAAGTATTGATAAATGACAAGCGGTTTTAATGGCATCTTGTACTGAAGAACCTAAATATAAGGCAGCTAAAGCAAAATCCATACCTGCCCCAATAGCCGCATAGTCCATAACTTCTTTAACATAAAAACCTTCAATTAGAAAAGCTTTTTTGTTAAAGATAATAATATAACTATTTTCCAAACTATCAGAATCAGTTTTTTCTCTTTTCCAGGAAAAAAAATCAAAAAGATATTCTGTCATAGCATCAACAGAAGATTCTCTTGGTTTTCTAGTTTTTGAAAATATTTGAAAAAGAGCCCCTTCCTGTGCTTCACCGACATCACCCACAACCATCCATTCATTTTGGAATAGTTTTGCCATTTTATCTTTTTCCTGGGTATACCCTGAAACCAAAATACTATCGGCACCAATGGTAATTTTATCTTTTTCTACTCTAACTGCTACAACTGACATATCATTCTTTTATTGGGTTATATAATGTATATTTTGCGGTTAATTCTTCACCAGCTTTTATCTCTCTAATTGTTCTTAATTTGATTAAATTTTTTTCATAAAAAACTTCACAATTCGGTGTTTCTGAATGGTTAAAAAAACCACCTAAAGGTGTTCTAATATAACCATCTTCAAAACCATGACTTTGTACGTGTGTAATACCTATTATAAAATTATTGTCTATATTTACATTTGTAAATAATCCAAGACCTTCTATTTTTGAATCTTTTATTGTTAAATAATATGGTAAAGGTCTGTAATGTGACATATATTTAATTTAAACTAAATGGGTTATATAATTTAATATTTTTCATTTTTACCAATTCTTTAGGTTCTTTTTTACCGAAAGGTCTTCTATATACGGTTTTCCCATTATCAGGGCTTTCATAAATCCATATTATTTTTTTATTTTTCATTTAATTTTTACCTGTTGAACCAAATCCACCAGAACCACGTTCAGTTTCTGAAAGTTCTTCTACGGATTCTATTTTAATTAATGAACCAAAATCGTTACTAATTCTTGAAGTTACAACACCTTGCGCTATTCTTTCACCGTGTTCAATTTTTTGTGGTGTCGTATTAAGATTTATCATAATAACTTTTATTTCACCACGATAACCAGTATCCACAGTTCCTAATATAACCATAAGACCTGTTTTATAAGAATGACCACTTCTTGGTCTGATTTGCATTTCAAAACCTTCAGGTAATTCAAAATAAAGTCCTGTTGGGATTAGCATTCTTTCAAAAGGTTGTAGAATAACTTCTTTTTCACCATCTGGAATATTAGCCCGTAAATCAAAACCAGAATCGCCATCTTTTGCCCAGGTAGGGTCTTGGTTATCTGATGTATTAACAAATTTAATTTTAATACTATGGTCTATTTCATCTTCCTCATAAAAATCTTCATTTTTATTATCATCTTCTTTTTTGTCTTCTAAATCTTCTTGAACCTCTTCTAACATATTTTGTAATTTTAGAATTGCGTCCAAGTTTTTACTTTCAGCATCAGAAATAAGACCTAAAGTTTTTAGGTGTATTAATTCTTTTATGTAATTTTTTACACTATCATCCATTATTTTAAATTATTAAATTTTGTTATTATATCAATTAAAGCCTTAACATCTTTTTGACAATAAGTCTTTATATCTTCATATTTACGGTTCCAAAAATTGGAGGTTACGTTATCACCTTTGACATTACCGTTTTTAGGTGAATCGATTTTTAGAACATCACAAATCAAATCTAAAGAACCAATACTTTTACCACCAAAATTCCAAATATCTCTTGTGTCAACAACTTTTAATTCCCAAGGTTTGGTGTTATAAGTTGGGAATATTTTTGGTGTTTTTAAACCATTAATGACGAATCTTTTTGCTAAAAAAGGTATGTCAAAATTCTTTATATTATGACCACAAAGTTCAAAACCCAAAGATTCTATTTTATCAAAAATTTTTCTTGTATTTAATAAAATTTCTTTTTCATCCTCACCACAAAAAGATTCAAACTTTGTTTGTCCATCTCTAGTTACAAAAGCCATCGAAATACAAGCTACTTTACCAAACTCAGGGAAGAATGCCGCAGTTTGTCGATAAACTTCTTGTTTAACTTCATCTTCAGACATTTTTTTAGTAATCCTACTTTCATCTGTTACACGTTCTCTAAAATTATCGTAATAAGATAACCATTGTTTTGTTTCCTCATTTGATAGTTCAGTTAAAGATTCATATTGACTTACACTTTCGATATCAAAAAAAAGTAACTTTTCAAGGTTAAATTGCATTGCTTTCGATTATTAATTCTTTGGTTTCTTTTTGGTTTCTTTTTACAATTTCAGAATAAAAATCAGCACGTGTTTTAGTAACAACATCAATGTGATATTTTTCCTTAACACAATTATACAAATTTTCTCCCATAATTTCAATAAGATGTGGGTTTTTGTGTAATAATTTAATTGCTTTTAACCAATCACTATGATTTTTACCTGAATCAATTAAAATGGCATTACCTTTTTCATTAATTTTACCACCAAATTCCATAACACTTACTAAGTCAATTGTGTAAGGACCATAATTTTGTGCAATTAAAGCTTTTTTATGGAAACCACCTTCAATAACTTTTAATTGAGATTTTACTTTATTAAACATATGTTCTTTCAATGGAGCCAAAGAAACCTCAAAAGAGTTGTAATTGGAAGCATAAGTTGTAATTGGTTTTGTCCAAACTCGACGATAAGGTTCGTTAATATCTTTAAATTCGTCGTCTTGGGAGTATTTTAATAAATGTTTTTTATATTCTGGAGTTAAAATTTTATAGTTATCAGTAAACAATTCTTCATAACGAGCCCAAACACTTTCGTGTGGTAAAATTTTTCTAGTTCTTTGTTCTCCTGTTTGTGGGTTGGTTTCTGTCATACTACCACGAGTATCAAAACCACAAAGCACTAATTGAGTATCTTTTGCTTCAGATGAATTCATCCAAATATTTAAACCTTGTTTCATTAGACGTAAATCCTCTAAATGTGAACTACCACCTAACCAACCAATACGTAATTTTTTATCACTTTTAATTTCTTTTTTATGAAACTGAGGTTCTTCAGGGTTAATAGCATTTGGTAATACCATTACGTTTTTATTGTATTTTCTGATTTCTTCAGCAAAGATCTTGGTTGTGGTCGTAACATAATCAACCAAAGGGAAATTACTTTTAATAAGTTCATCCAATTTCGCTTGTTTTAACATTGGGTATGCTGGATGGTCGGCTGACGGCATCCAATAGTCATCAATATCCATTACAGAAACAATTCCAAATTTTTTAAATTTCTCAAAAATTCTTTTTGCATTTTCACCGTATACTGGTTGTAATTGACCGTTAATATTATCAGTAATAGTCCTGTGAAAATGAACAACATCAAATTGTTTTAAATAGCTATCATCATCCCAATTAATACTATCAACACCCGCTGTAATAATATCCACAAAAAATTCATCAGAATACATTTCTTGTAGTCTTAAATGTGGATCTAAAGACCTGAATTTTGCAACACCTGAGCGGTCGGAACAGATAACTAAAACTTTAACTTTTTCTTTCATATTTATTTTTTAATTTAATTTTATGCAATAAAAAACCCCACATAATAGTGGGGTTATTTTTTCTTTTTGTAAAGGTTATTTTTTTCCTTTTGGTGTACCTTTGTTCCCTTTACAACCACATCCTTTAGTTGTCATAGTTTTGTTTTTTTTTTGTTATTCGTTATTTTTTCTTTTCATTTTCGGCATTGGCATTACACTTCCAGAGAAAATTGTATTACCTGCTTTAAATTGAACGTTTTCTTTAACTAATCTAGAATCAAAATAATTCTCAATAATTTTAGGTAAAGCTTTTGAAATCTCGGAAGCAATTAATTTTCTTAAATAAGCTTCGTCAACGTTAATAGATGGTTGTCCAATATTTTCATTTACAGTTCTTCTTTTTTTAACTTCTGGTTTTTTTGTGGAATTTGCAAACATGTCAATTTCATCATCCTCACTATAAACTGGTTGTCTAACTGATTCCCTAACTGGCGTCCCACGTAATTCTCTAATTGCGTCTTCATCGACATCACTCATAGGGTTTATTTGAGGTATTGGGTTCTCCAACATTGCTCTTTGAATTGCAGGTGGTAATTTTGAATTCTGAACCCTTTCTTTATAGACTTCAGAACCAGCTTCAACACTTTCGGTCATTGTTGGGGTGTAATCAGAAAACCCCTCACTCATTACACTTCTGTCATTTGTTAGTCCAGGTGTTTGTGATTTTTTAACAGCACCAGTATCGTATTTTTCTGCGGCTTTATCAATTGCTTTCGCTTTCTTTAATATTGCCAGTAATTTAGGATCCATTAGAATCTAGCTTGTTTATTTATTGTTATCATACTCCCATCACCAAAACGGTTATATTTAGGTATTCCAGATATTCTATCAGAAATTGGTGTTGAATAAGGTCTTTCACCCAATTCTTCCCAATCTAGAATTCTGTCCAATCTAAAAGTTTTCCAACCAACTTCAGTTGTGGTATCACCTGCATATTGGTAAGCTCTCACAATTGGATTACCAGCTTTTGATGTACCTAAAACATATGCTTCCAAATATCTAGTACTAGTATTACCATTTGGCTCTTGATACCTAATTCGGATTCTATTATGTTTTACAATAGCATCACCAACTTCAGTGCTGGAAGCTACTTCTAAAATAACCTCTTTTAAAAGAGAGTAAAGTTTCATTTACCAGTATTGTTGTGGGTAGTTAAAATTATCATAACCCATACCTGGTTTATATTTGTTACCAGAAGAGTAGGTTAATTGTGTTTGGGTTATTCTATCGGTTAAACCACCTACTTGACCACCGTTTTCACCTTTACCCCATTCATCACCATCACTTAATGCATTTGGGTGTGAGGCACTATACCTATCTGAAGGTGTGTCTTTAAAATCGTTTAAAACGGTTAGGTTTAAACGCTCAATATCACCTGTTTGTTTTAATCCTGGTAATTGGTTTAGGATACCACCTGGTCCGAAACTTTGAACACTAGCAGCATCTGTTAATACTGGTGAGATTTGTTGTCCGTTTGGCATAATTCTTTGTTTTTAGTAAAAATATTTATGATGTTTTCCATCTTCTTTATCTCATAAATATATTGAGATTCCGAAATTCTTTTCTGATGTGAAGTTTTGATTTTCACATCATCAGTTTTAATTTTATTGTCAAAAGACATATCATCATTTCTATAATGACTGCCTACCATACTTGTATCTGTTTTTGCTTTTTTATAGGCTTCTATACTGTCTCTTGCGTTTTCTAAAGTTGAGTTAACCCAGTACTTCATTTTTCTACCACCATTAAGTATAAAAGGTGTTGTTTGCTTTCTATCATCCATGTAATCAGTGTTAGATGATTGGGAATCAAAAAAGTTTTTGATTCTTTTTAATTCAGGATATGATAGTTGTTGTGTGTTTTGTAAACGGACATTACGATTATAACCCTCAGTATTTTGATCGGCACCTTTTACTTTTGCAAAACAAATTTTCATATGA